AGATTCTAAATAAGACTTAAACTATGTCGATAATAATTGAGCAATGACAGTTACATACGTCTTTCGCTTCTCCGTTCGGATCACCAGGATAGAGCATACCGGGGCATGATTCAAACGTTTCATCTTCTTTCAATCCGTTCTTTTGTATGCTTTCGGCCTGAGCTGCGTTGTGCGAGTCTCGAACGTTTGCAAGTCCTGATGTTGACCAGAATTTTCGTGTTTCTAATCCTGTTGATTTTCCGGCTTGCATTGCTGCCTTGTTTGAGGCAGTGACCATTTCGGTTTGTGCAATAAGCTGCGAACGAACTTTAGTTATTTCCATGTCCATATCTTCAACGTATTGCATAATCAAATCGCGTGTCTTGTCAATTCCGTACCCTTGCGCGGTAGATTCAACCATTGCTTTTTCAACCGAATCAACCAAATAACTTTGCGTCGTTTTGGTTACTTTCTTCATTCGTTCTTTGCCCTCTGTTCTGGCAAACTCAATCATATCGCGTTGGAAAATGGTCAAATACGGGTCATCTGATTTGGCTTTTAATGTCATTAGCTTGTTTCGCCACATGGTAGCAAATTCGGATGACATCGCATAGTATTTTTCAAACGCTCTGTTTATTGGTGCCTCCGGTACGTTTAGCTTTGAAATTATCTCGTCTGGATGAGTATGCTGAATCAACAGTAAAGCAGCATCTATCTGTTCACGTAAAGCATTAGCGAACAAAACGCGGCCTTTCTTGACAAAGGCTTTTCGCTTACGTAAGATTAGGCTTTCAAATTTGGTCATTGGTTTAACTTGATTAAAAGACTTATTGCAATATCAATAGCTTCACCAACCTTTTTAGGGTTTGGCTGCGATATTTCGGCACCGCGTCGCCATTTATTGTACTGAGTCAATATTTCTATTGCTTGTTGAAGATTCATTTTAATAATCTCCTTTATTTGGTATTACTGGCGGTTCAATCGGTGCGGTTGCTTCGCTTAATGGCTGTTCTGAAATACCAACCCACGGCTGATCAGATACGCCTTTAATCCCTAACGGAAGCGCGCCTGTTGCGTCGCGTATTTCGTCAATTGTCCAGTATGCTTGTCGCATCCATCCGACTTTAATAGCCATATCTTGCTGCATTTCCTGAACGTCAGAATAGTCGTAAGCAAAGAATAAACCTTTCTTTGTGTATTCAGGCACCTGGCTAATAAGGAATGAAGTCATGCCATTAGCGAAGTCATCCAAATTCGGTTTGATGCAATCAGTCCAAGCCTGTTTCCGCATTTCCTTAACGTTATTATCTGTTGTGCTTGCTTCGTCGTTCATTAACTGAGCCGGGAATTGCCAAATGTTGCACAAACGGCGGCGACCATCAACAGTTGAATTAATGATATTTAAATCAACAGCCGATGCACCTAAATCAACCTTGCCAAATTCTGCTGGCATAACGGCGGGTTTTTTGCGCTTCGTGTACTTGTCGATGATAGATTGTATTTGCGCTGTCTGATCGGCTGTAAGCTCTGAAAACATCCCGTCTGAGTTTGTTTTCTTAAACAGCAAATAAGGCGGTGACTGATTGGTGAACTGTTTGAGTTCTGTTAATGTCGCTTCGTTCTGTTTGCTAATTAACTGCCTTGCTGCTTTAAGAGGCGATTGTCCGTAAAGTGTACCAAACTTCCCGAAATTCGGGTTAAAGAATTTCGAATGATAAACGTCAGATGTTTTAAACGTCACCTGAATGTTTGTGTAAAGCTGGTAGCCTCCAACCGGGTTCATCCACGACTGACCACCGATTATTTTAACTTCAGGCGTTGGCATCAACCAAACCTCTAAAGTCTTTCCCTTATTTACCCCGGCTTCAATTGTTGGTTTGTACCAAAAAGAGTTTCCTAACAAAAGTTTGTAAATCAAATGACCCTGTTTGAACTCTTGCATGGTTGACGTAGGATTTGCAACGCGGATAAAGGCGCAAAGTTCGTGATCTGTTACCTCTTTCCATTTACCATTTTCAATAGTCCATAACGCAAGTCTGGCCTGAGTTGACATTCGATCTATTCGGTTCAAAATAGAGTAAATGTCATCATTTCCACAATACCCATCGTTGATATAGCTGTCAATATCATCGAGTACTAAATTGACAACTCCAGGGCTGATATTCCACGAATACAAAGCCCTTAGTATGTCGTTTTTCATCGGGTCGTTTACCTGATCGAATGATTTGCGTTCTTTTGTTTTAAATGGCCACATGTGAGTATGTTTTAAAATTTAAGCAACAATTGCATAGTTTGTTTTTCCGTAGTTTGGTAAATAGTAAATTGTTCCATAGCTGGCAGCATCGATCAAGTGGTTGTTTTCATCGATAGGAATTTCACCTTTTTTGTCAAGCCAAACGTATGTATTTAATTCCTTTTCAAGATCGTAGCTTTCAGGGTCAACAATGATCTGATATTCCCAAATAGCCTTAATTCTGTCAACAATACGCGGTTTGATAACCGGAACTATATTCAGGCCGTCTTTGCGTAAATCGTTGATTGTTCTCAATGCTGCATTATCTGCAACGATCAAACTGTTTCCTACATTACGTGATTTAATGATCTGGCTTAATTGAGGCGTTGAAAGGCTATTTTGATAAATTTCCTGTTTCCAGTATAGCTTTTTGTTTGCCTTATCTATTGCAACCTTAACCATTGCATCAGGATCTTTAACACCGAAGTCAAGACCGTATGAATAAACCAAATTATCATTAAACGGTCCGTAAATCCAGTTATTGAAAATGGCACCTTCAAGCCGTCCAAGTTCTCCAAGTCCGTAAACTTGCCACCAATACTTATTAAATTTTTTGGCCTCAATACGCTCTACTTGTTGCGCTGTCAAGTGTTCATTATCCAAATATGTTGACTTGATAAAAGCGTATTTCTGTTTGCCTTGTATCTCGTCGTGAAACCAGAAAGCGCGTGAAGGATTGTAGTCAAGAAATACAGTTCTTTTAGTTCTTATTGCCAAATGATCAAACACATCGTATTTGATGTAATTGCACTCATTCAAGAAAAGAATATCGCGGGCTGGTCCGTGAACTTTGTCTAACTGATCAGCTCCAAAAAACTCTATTACTGATTTGCCAATTCGGTACAAATTATCAGTCTTGTTTTTAACTGAATCAGGAATAATGCCTAAACTCAAAAGAATGTTGTCAATATCTCGCATCGCTCCAAGTTTCAAGTGAGGCAAAGCACGACTAACGACCGAAATAATCAATGATTCTTGCGACTTCTGAGCAATCAAAACCAATAATTGTAAAATAGAATAAGTCTTACTTGATCGGGTACCTCCCTGATTCACAATCAAGCTTTCATTTGAATTGTAAGCTTTAATGTTGCGTGAAAATACCGATGTCGTAATCATTGCCATAATCAACCAAGTTTATTGATTTCGTCAGCCGTATCTTTTGACTGAACAATGATCTGTAAATCTTTACCGTCTTTCCCGGTAATTTCAGTAGTTTGTTTATCCCTCCATTTGTCTGGCTGTCGGTTTCTTAACCACAATGAAGCAGCCGGAGTATCTGGCGGGTAAACTTTTCGTATTGGAACCCTTACAACCTGTTGATCAATTATCTTGATTTCTTCAGAATCATGTTCAAAACCCATCGCCCTTTGATATAGCCTGTTTGCAACGTTTGCATCAGCTAATTGTTTCCCATCCTTAAGGGACTTACAAAACTCTTTATGATATGTTTTCCACCTGTTTATTGTAAGTTCATTAACTCCGAAGAAATCAGCCAATTCAATATCTGTTGCGCCTAATAACGTAAGTTTGTATGCCTGTTCAGCATATTCTTCCTTGTAAAGGGTTTTTCTTCCTCCTTTATTTCCGGCAGCGTATTTATTACCTTTCTTTGCTGGCATGTTCTTCTTTGATTTGGCTGGAAATATAATCAACTGACTTTTTGAAGTTGCGATAGATCATGTAGTAATTTCGCACAGTTTGCAAGTTGTGTGAAATTACCGTATCGTCAACTGAATAGATGTTTGCCAGTTTTTTTCTAATTCCGCATTTAAGGTTTGATTTCCATCCTGAAAGTACATCAGGGTCATAAAGAGATAGGATAACGCCAATAAACACAAAGCGCGCGTTTGGCTCTTTGCTTTCTCTGAATTTAGCGTCAAAAATCTGAGGTATAAACGACAAATCACAAAGCGTTGGAATAACTACCAATTGCTTTGCTATGTCAGGGTGAAGTTCTGCTACTTTTCGCCCAAGTGTTTCGAAATTTATTTCTGCCATATTTGGTTAGGTAATGGCAGATAGTTCTTTTTGGTTCAGCTAAAATAGAAATTTTTTAACCTGTTTTTTGCAAACTTTGTTTGAAGTTTTCAACATTGCAACGTTGAATAAACTCATCGAACTTTAGTCTGAATTTATTGTCTGTTTCTTTCAGGTTGCTTACTACTTTAGCGGCGTTCAAAACTGTCGCATGATCTTTCCCGTATATTTTACCAGTTTCAATGCTTGTTATTCTCCTGACTTTATGAGAGTAGTAAATAAGCAAATTCCGGCAATCAACAATGTTTCTTTCCCTTGATTTGCTATAAAGTTCATCAAGTGTTATTCCGAATACATCACAAGCAATCAAATCTTCTTTTTGCCTTGCAAGAGTTTTGAATCCTGGTATTGCGTAAGGTGTTATTGTCATCTTATTCTGGTTTGTTGTTACTTTCTTTTGCTTTGCGTATTTATTTCAATCCAGAAACACATTTGATTCAGTCGGTCTAAAACGTGTCCTCCATAAATATTTTCGATCTGTTCCGGTTTCAAATTAGTAGTTGCAAGAATGATTTTCTTTTTGTCGTATCGCTCCATTATAATTTCCTCGAAAGGGAAAACGACAGTTCCAAACGATCTGACTTCTTTTGACTCATAACCGAAATCGTCAATTCCTAACAGTCCGGCATAAATCATTTCGTTGATCTTTGTCTTTTCGCCGTCAATGAAAATTCTAGCCATTTTCTTTGCCGAAATGTATTTTGGTTCAGATATTCCGTTCAGATATAAATCAGACTTTCCGTACATGTGAAAAATTAAGCTAATTGCAGCCTTCATAATCGACGATTTACCTGTTCCGTATGTTCCTGTCAGGATAAAACCCTTTTGTGGCTCATATTCGCCCAAAATCCACGAAAAAACGGTTCTCAGTACCTTGTTTGTTTCCCTGTCTGTTTTCAAATCTTCATTTTCGAAGAAAAACTGTTCTTTCAGGTACTCTTTAAATTTAGTTTTTAGCGAATCGATGTAAATCGGGTCAACTGGGTATCGTCGTATCGGGTCAATCGCTTGCGTTAATGACTTTGACATTTGCAGCGACTGAGTATTGTTTTGCATCAGTTCTGAAATTTTCTTTGGTTCCATTTGATTTTTTAAAATTATTGTTTGACCATCTCGTTAGTCGTTTCCTAAAATCCCATGTTTTTTCTAATTGCCATTTAATTTTAGTTTTTGATGGATTTGGTTCAGTCCAGTAATCGTAAAATTCGCGGCACGTATCTTTTCCAAATTCATCTACAAAAGGAATTAAATCGTTAAAAAATTCAAGCTGATATCTACTAATAATATCTTCTTTACATTCTTTTATTTCTTTACATTCTTCTATTACGTCTTTCTGCTGTCTTTCTGCTGTTCTTTTGCTGTCTTTCTGCTGTCCAGTCTGCTGTTCTTTTTCTTGATACTCGTCATAATTAACTATCGTAATAACCTGAGTAACATTGTTTTTTTGCTGTATTATCTGCTGTTCTTTTTCAAGGTCATTTAAGAACTTTCTTAGCTTAGATCTTGACCACCTCCAACGATCAGCTAATTTTGGTTCAGACCAGCAAACCTGACCTCTTTTTTGTTCAATTTTAATCCCACGTACATAAAAAAATGTATCTGAAAAAGAAGCAATGAGTATCAAATCAACCCAAGCCTGACCTCTTGTAAATGGCTCGCAATTCCATAGCGGATTATCAGTTATTTTTCGATGTATTTTTATCCAACCGTCCATTTTTACAGTGTTAAAATGTTTAACTTTTTTTAGCTGAAAAAATCAGTCGATATAGATTAACTCAGCACCTTTTATCTTTACTGTTTTAACCCTTCCAGATTTGACCATTTTGTCTATTGCAGCCGGTGTAACCCCTATTTCTTTGGCATATGCGCTCTTTGTTCTTAGTTTTGTCCTATCTACCTTTAATGCTTCCATAAGTTGAATATTTTTACTTTTTGGCTAAATAAAAACCGGACTATTCCGGTGAGGATTTAAAGTTAAATCGCTTCACTGGTATAGTTCCGGCATTTCAATTATCAGTTTGCACAATAATTTAAAGTGTGCAAACTATGATTCTATAAGATCGAATAAAGTAGGTGCGTTTACTTCCATTTCGGCAGAACGTAAGTAGCTCAAACCGTCTTTAAAGTAGGCTGAATTTAGCTCTGTCGCTTTTCCTATCCTGCCAAGTTTTACAGATCGGTATGGAACTGTCATAATGCCTCCAAACGGGTCGAAAACAACTTCTCCTTTGTTAGAATAACGTTCAATTACCCTGTCAACGATGTCGAATTGCAACGGGCAAATATGATTTTGAAGGTTCTTTTGCGTCTGCGAGTTGTTCAAAGTTATCATTCGGTTCACATCGTGCCATACATACCTGTTTCGGGTGCTATTTCAATTTTCTGTTTAAGAAAGTCGATGTAATTTTGCCTTTTGCTCATAATTTCAATGATTATTGGTTTTTAACTTCTATCAATTCAAATTCTATTCTCGGATTTACTTTGTCAACAAATTTTTGTGCAACGATCTTGACGCAGTTCCTATCGTTTTCTATTGCGTTACACGATTGCAAACAGTCTAAAACTATTTTCATAGCATTATCAAGGTCTGGGCGATTTGAGCCGTTTAAAACGTCAATTTTAAGCTCGAATAAGCCTTTTATTTTCTTTTCTCGGTAAACTGAGCATTGTAGATAAAAACTCTTTTCGTATGCCTTTAAAGCTGGTGTTTTTGCCAAACTTCCATGCCCTGACAATGTGATTATCTTATAGCAGTTTGATTTGCTCGGCACCTGTCCGTAAATTGTTTGTTTCATAAATAAGATTTGTTTTTAGTCCGGTATTGGACTGGTTCATGCGGGAAGATTTCAATGATATTTGATGTTACTACTTTACCAATGGTAAATTCACCCCGTACCATTGTTTGCAATTGAGTTATTAACTCGCTTCTGCTTCGGTGCAAGTTAGTGCATCAACCAAATAAACTTCAGATACTTTTCTTTCGCGGCCATCGTCGTCGATCCTGACGTACTTGGCACGTACTTCAAACCATTGTTGCATAATTGATTTTTTAATTGATTCATACTAATTCAACTTTCTTTAATTCTTGTTTTCTGTATATTCCGGCATCGTTATCTTCAACGATGTAGCCGAATT